CGGCGAATTACACAGGCGATGACGAGGACACACTGATGAATGACTGGGTTTCCGCGCTCCATTACATGATGATGCACCACATAATGGGTTTTGTGCTCAAGCCAGCCAAACAAATGGTATCCGCTGTAATACACGAGTTCCTACAGCGCATGGCAGTGCCAGATGCGACGCCCACTAGACCAATATTTGCAGTCCTCGCACAACTGGCATCCGGGAATTGGTATAAAGACGTGTACATATGGTACGACTCGGCCATAACTTCCGTCTCTGACAATGTCTGGGAACTGGTCTCCCGTGGGATGCCCATCAGCTACGGCCGTAGACTAGCGGTCGAGGTTCTAAATGCAACTATGCGGCTGCCGATTGCCAGGCACCATGTAGATGGTGTATGCGTCTCAACCACATGGAAACACCTTGAATGGTGGGATTATCGCAACGGCGGGACCAGCGAGCACCCACTCTGGGCCGGCACCGGCACACTTGGCACAGTTGCGCCTGCCATCAGTGCCAAGCCAATCCCAGGTGCCAAGGCTGCAGGCAATGCCTCAAAAGCCTGGGTAGCACTCAAGCGTGCCGAATTACGCATTGAAGATCAGGCGGCATGGGACCAGTACGGTGAACACTGCATCAAGGAATCATATGCTGGGCTGTACGTCCGCACCCGTGCTGACACGCATCGCCGATTCGGTGAGGCGGAATGGCCACTGCGCTACTCCAGGCCTGAGCGCTTGGACATACCCGGACCAGTACCGATGGAGTCGGTACAAATTGAACGGTTGCTCCTCACCACCTCAGTAGATCGCAGGCCGGCGAAAGAGAGTGAAGTGTTGGCCCGAATGGGCCTCGACGCCCCAATGGTCTCAGCCCTAGGCGGTCTCCACACCGTATTGCAGCACATGCGGCCTGATGTCATGCGCTACTACTCTCGACCACAGGCGGATGGATACATACCACTGGCTCTCTACTGGCTCGACCCAGCTATCAGAGCATGGTACGGCAGTGCGGGCATAGCACAAGTGACGAATGCTAACATGTATGCGAAACGGCTGAATGCCCATTGGCCAGGACGCTTTGCCCAGGAACTCAATCCCGGGAACACCACTACCCGACACATCTTCCTTGCTCCCAACGGCGCTGGGAAGTCGCACTTCACCCAGGATCACCCATGGTGTGCGGACACTGACAAGATTGTGTCAACATTGCGGCTGCATGCCGAACTGCACTTCAATTCCAAACTCCCCGAGCTTGGGCGCAACAGCAAGATACTAGACGCGATCCATGACGTGATGCTCAAACAGAACTATTATGGGATGACTACCCAGATGGACCCATCTGAGTTCATACCCACACCTCAGCACCGCAGTTACACTATCCGGCTCCATATAATCCGCCCCCCTACATCTGTTCTACTCGAACGCCTCAAACTGCGCGGCTGGGACAACACCAAAATCGAACGCCGCATAGCCCGTTGGGATGGAATCATCGCACGGGCACTTTCCAACCACTGCTGGCTTTCCGCCGATGAGCGGGCCAGCATCACACACACGACTGAATTCCCCCATTACAACAACTACTAACCTCAACAGGACAATTCCCACTTCGGTGGGAATAAGCGCCCCCCGCCA